AAGCTGGTGATACTGGATGAGATACACAGACTTACAGAACTGTCAGCCAGAGCCTTCACTCCTGTTCTTGCAGGAGATACAGACGAGAACGCTGATGTTCTCACACACTTCTTTGCAGAGAACCTTGCAGAGGCAGTCATGGGACTCACGGCTACTGTACCAGACCACAAGCGTGACCCGGAGAAGTATGCTATCATACAGCAGGTGGCTCCCATAGTTTTCCGGTACACACTGGATCAGGCTGTGGAAGAGGGCATGATAGCAGACTATGAGATCAGAGTGATACTCCATCCGCTGGATAACACGGCAAAGACGATAGATGCCGGCACGAAGAAGATGCCCTTCAAGACCACTGAGGCCAAGCAGTACGAGTTCCTGGAATCACAGATCAGGAAGTACCAGATGCTTGCCAAGCAGAACGAGAAGCTCAAGCAAATGCCTTTCTACAAGACTATGGAGCGCAACAGGTTCATCTATAACCTGCCCAGTAAGACCCTGCTTGCAGAGAAGATACTGAAGAAGATACTCGCTGATGGCAAGCGTACACTGGTATTCTGCGGAAGTATAGACCAGACAGAGAAACTGCTTGCTCCGAATACCTTTCACAGCAAGACAAATTCCACAGCTTATGACTTGTTTAATTCCAAGAAAATCAGTAACTTGGGAGTAGTCAACGCTGCCAATGAGGGTATCAATTTCACTGACCTCGACCAGGCGCTGATAGTACAGCTGGACTCTAATCCACGCAACCTTGTACAGCGCATTGGCAGATGTCTCAGGCTAAGGGATAACCACAAGGCTATCATCTACATACTGGTTGTACAGGGCACAGCAGACGAGAGATGGCTGGAGAAGGCTATTACAGGCTTCGACACAAACAAGATTCATTACTACACAAGCAAAGGAATATGAGAATAACACAAATCTGCTATGACAGTGATATTCCTGGACGGATAGTCCACAGGCGAGTGGGAATCAGTGGTGTAGAAAGAATAGAGGAACATCGGGCTATGGGAGAAGGGGACAAATGGTTCTATGACATCTATTACAAAGCTGGTTATCTTCTTGATGGAGCTAACATGGAAAGAACCTTTAGACCTATAGGAGTAACTTATGACACAACTACAGCAGACAGTACAGTGGATGATAGAGCAGGGCTACCTGATACAGATCAAGGGCAAGTACAGAGTGACAGCCAAATTCAACAAGGAGATAACAGGACAGAAAGTGGGTCTGATGTTGGTGGGCAACAAGCCGATAGTAGTGGAGAAAGAAAGTCCGATCTCGAAGCTATTTGGGACTGGGCTTTCGAGAGAACTCTCAAAAGCAACCCCGACAGTTAATTGGGAGCAGGCTTATCTGGAGTTCATCAAGGAAGCAGAAGTACCAGCTCGGTCAGAGGGTAGAGACGGAAGCTATGACGTGAACAAGTATTCAGAGGAGGGCATGAAAGCCTTTCGCAAGGTACTGGAGAAGGAAGGCATCAACTATCAGCTGCTGGTGAACGTGACCAGACTCTACTACAAGAGTCACAGGCAGTTTGCAGTCAAGATAGGCAACTACATCGCAGGCGGACAGTGGCGCTCTGACTACCAGACGGCACTGGAAGCACACAAGGAAGGAAAGCTCGCGGAACACATACAAGAGGAGATCAACAATGACAGAGAATTCACATCAGTCAAAGCAGCAGATATGGGAATTACCGCCCCAAGATTCGGAACTCAACCACTTTTGGGAGAATAACAAGACAGACGGCTTTGTCCGCATGGTAAATGTTGGACTGTCCGGTTATAATGAAGGCTTTACTACAGGACTCAAGCAAGTGGATGGATTCACTTACGGGACTACCAAGAGTACTTACATCCTGCTTGGTGCTGACTCAGGTGTGGGTAAGACCACTCTGGCTGACTTCATGTATGTGTTCAACTTGTGGAGAGCGGCAAGAGAATCTGGCAAGAAGATCTACATCAAGTACTTCAGCTGGGAGCTGGACAAGACACGTAAGAAGGCCAGATGGGTAAGTTACTGGATAAAGTGGAAGTTCAATGTAGAGATACCTTCTGCTTTCATTCTCGGAAGAGGACAAGCCAAGCTCGATGAGAAGCAGCAGCTGATGGTCAAGTGGGGCTACATGATGATAGAAGAGATGATGAAAGACATCGAGATCTTCGATGGTATGCTGCATCCCACAGGGGTACTGAACAAGATGTTTGACTTCTATCGCACACAGGGTAAGGTAATAGAGGAAACTCACACGAACAGAGATGGTAAACCATACAAGATGGTAGTAGGCTTTGAAGCCGATGACCCTACTGTAACTGTAGTAGCGATGTTTGACCATATAGCTCTCGTGAATACAGAGTATGGTGCGATTACCACTAAAGCTGCGGTAGACAGACTGAGCGGATACTTCGTGCAGTTACGCAACATATTCGGTACAACCATCATAGCTATCCAGCAGTTCAACTCTGACCTGATGGACTCCTACAGACAGCAGAAGAAAAGTGAGAAGGCCATTACCCCTACCAGACTTGACTTTGGTGATTCGAGGTATACCTACCGTGATGCAGATGTGGTATTTGGTCTTGTGAAACCTCTTGCCTTCCAGTTGAAGGAGTACCACGAGCACAAGCTGGAAGACTTCGGTCAGTACTTCCTGGCGCTGCATATCCTGAAGAACAGGGATGGCCCACCTGATAAGTTCCTTCCGATATTCATGAACCCGATAGCAGGCATGTTCTGGGATATGCCCAAAGCCCCCCTTGCACCTGCTGACTACAAAGTATTTGAGAATGAGGCAAAACGCCTCGATCCAATCAGTGAACAGTACTCGATGAAGAGTGCTGCCTAAAACAAACAGATACACATTATGGCACAAGGCGTATTAATCGTCGGAGAGTCCGGCTCAGGCAAGTCTACAGCGGTAGAGAACCTGAATCCGGCAGAGACATTCATCATCAATGTGGCTAACAAGCCCCTTCCGTTCAGAGGATGGAAGAAGAAGTATTCGGTATGGGATTCCAAGGCTAATCCCAAAGGGAATATGTTCGCAAGTGCGACTCCCAATCTGATCCTGGCTTGTATAGATTACATCAACAGTTCACGTCCTGAGGTGAAGAACATAGTCATAGATGACTTTCAGTACATGAGCTCATTCGAGTTCTTCGACAGAGCTGATGAGAAAGGCTATGACAAGTTCACACAGATAGGAGCATGGCTGGTGAAGGTTAGCAAGAAGCCACAGACCGTGAGGGAAGATCTCATGATATTCTATCTCACTCATGCTGAAGTGGACACAGACATGAGTAACAAGCGCAGGGTGAAAGCCAAGACTATCGGTAAGATGGTAGATGACAAGCTCACTCTGGAGGGTCTGTTCTCAGTAGTCCTGTTCAGCAGGCTCAAGAAAGACAAGGAAGGCAATCTCCACTTTGTGTTCGAGACACAGAACAACGGAGAGAATACCTGCAAGTCCCCCAGAGGTATGTTCCCCGGTATGGAGATCCCCAATGATCTGCAGCTTGTACGCAAAGCTATCCTGGAGTACGAAACAGGAGAACCAGAGCCAAAGGCGTCAGCCAATGGTGTAGCAGCTAAAGCAGCAGTGGTATGATGACAGATAAAGAGAAACTGGAAGTTGCGGTACAGTTGTTACAGGAGTCTGTACTGCTGTGCAACTTCTTGCCAAGAACAAAGTACCGCTCTGAGTTCTACACAGACAGCTATCAACTGGCTTCAAATATTGACTCATTTCTAAACCGAATAACGGATGCAGGAACTAATCAATCTCCAGCAGGAGATACACCAGTGGGCTAAAGACTGGGGCTTCTGGGAGAATGGGCAAAACAGGAACAAAGGCGAGATGGTCATGCTGATGATCACAGAACTGAGTGAGGCTGTGGAAGCTCACAGGAAAGGTAATACCATGTCCAAGCTGTCAAGTTATGCCAGAGAGCAGGTGCTGTATGATGCTCTGTGGCCTCACGTATTCGAGGTATCAGTTAAAGACACAGTGGAAGACGAGATAGCTGACGCTGTCATCCGTATCCTCGACTATACAGCAGGCTGGGACATTCCTCTGCTTGAAAGAGAGTACAGGAAGCAATCCACAGGCAACTTCGGGCATGACGTATTACGGATAGTTCAGTATTGCCTGTACGCATACCATCTCGATACAGACGACACTGTGCAGTTTCCCGGTAAAGACTGGGGCTATGTACTGACAGCCATCATCAAGTTCTGTGAGTGGTACAACATCAACCTGTTACAGCATGTACAGTGGAAGATGCAGTACAACAGGACTCGCCCACACAAACACGGTAAATCATACTGACATGGAATACGAGAAACTCCCGCTATGTGAGTGTATAGCAGCTCCTATGGGACGAGGTGGACTTGAAGGCTTCGTCGAGGGAACTGAATACAGGTATGAGCACTGTCACAGTCCGAAAGAGGACAAGTTTGGTATCCCCAGACCTGATGGTGGCACACACTGGTATAGAGTCTATCACTCGGAGGACTACTATGAGACTTGTAATCCTGGTATCTTCAAACAACACTTCAAGGAAATCACACAGTAAATCACAATCTGACATATATGTTAGAATTCTTAGCACAGGCCACATGGACAGACGTGGCAGAACAGCCGACTACCACCAAGAAGGGTGGTACGCAGAAGAAGGAGAGAATACCTTCAGGACTTGCAATCAGAGTATTCAGAGACGGTAGCGTGT